CGGCTCGATGTCTTGCATCGTTTCGATGATGCTGCGGTTCTCTATAGCGTCATAATGATAAATTTCCGTTTTACCGGTAACCTCATCATACGACAGCAATGGTTCTTTTTTTGTCGCCATGATACTCCCGCTGGAGGGGGCAAGGGCTTACGCCCCCACCCCCTCAAGGGTTTTGGATTATGCTACGGCTTTGATGCCAGCAACAACACCGTGGGCCGCTTCGTTGTTGACCTGAAGCCCCCACTCTGACAGTGCCATACGCTTATCAGCGTCACCAGACTTGGCTAACGCCTCGATGCGATATGGTCTGAGCGTGGCAATCGACACCTCGTCAGTATCGATGAGGAAGGCCCAATCGTTATGTGCCGTCCCAGCACCCTCATCCTCCACCGTAGTGAAGAAGCGGTTGGGTACTACGCTTAAATTGCCAAAATCCGAAACATAAATGTCAGCAGCACCGATGATCACACTCGGCTCTGCACCATCCACGTTGTAGCGGCTAGACGCTATGCCACTAAAGGTGCTTACAACAGTTTTGTTGTATGGGGAAACCATTAGCATTCGAGGCTCGCCACCCGACTCAAAACACGACTGCATTACAGTTTTGAGCATGGTTTCTGTAAATGCGACCGGCGTCCCGAACGACTTCCAGACCTGTGATGCACCTGTAGGAGTCGAGCCTGTGTAGCTAGGCTTCGTTGAAGCATTGTCATCTACGTTGGTTTTAAGCCAACCTGGGAACCCAGCAGTTACTCGAGCAGTTGCGGTCGCACCAGCATTGGCACCCACTCCGTTGAGTAGGCAAGCTGTCTCGATGTCGCGCTTGAGTTCTTTAGCTGCCTTAGCAGCCTGGTAGCCCACCTCGGACTGACGGCCAGCTTTCCGTACTACCTGTTCTGTGCCCGATATAATAAAATCGCGCATATTGATTTGAGCGTAGTTTCCAAGTCTCACAGTTGGCGTAACTGCCGTAAATGAGCTCAGATCCTGGCCCTCTACGACGGGTGTAGCTGAAGCAGCACTAAGGCTGTCAGTCTGCCACTCGAAGTAGCTATTCTCGGCCTCCCGTGTGCCTATGTTGCTCTGGAAAGGCGTCTGTGTCGGAGAAATATCCGCGATCAGATCGCTGAGATCTTCTCTTATGCCCTTAGCGTCATAGGTGAGAAAGGTATTGGTTACAACTGCCATAATTCAGCATCTCCATAGTTACTCCGCGAGCATCTCAGCAAGCAACGGAGCAGCGTCATCGACCTTGCCGGTCGCTCTGAGCTTCTGCCGTTGTGCCTTCTGCTTGCGGGTGCGTGTCCGGCGCGTAGTCTCTCGACTCCCACCTTGGACACTACCGATTTTCGATTTGGCCGCAGTGATTTTCTCACCGTTAGTCAGCTGATCGTAGAGCATAGCCTTTCGCAGTATTACTACCGCTCGAGAATCGTACAGCTTACTGAGCTCCTCCTGGGAGTAGCCCTCAGTCTGTCCGTACTCCATCAACCTTCGCTGATCTTCGGCTTGAACGTCACCATCCGACCACTCAGGAATTTTTTCGAGCACCTGTCCACGCTGAACAACTAGATACTCTTGGAGCTTCTGTTGGCGTTCTTGCTCCTGAATAGCGTGTACCCTTTGCTGTTCCGCGATCACAGCCTGAATCTCGCCGGCCTTCTGCCGCTCTAATTCTTTGAGCTTCAGCCACTGGACAGGGTCTTCTCTTTCTAGAGCATTCCAATCCAGGTTAGCCGGTTGATTAGCTGCTTCCATCTGGGCTCGAAGTTGCTGCAGTACCCCCTGGTACTGCTCGAACGTCTGGCTCAGAGCCGCTTCTTGAGCTGGCAAATTCTGGAATCGTTCATCCAACGTCTGCCGTTCTGTTGCGAGCTCCTGTTGCCGTTGTGTGTAAGTCGCGCCTCGCTGGTATCCGTTAACGAGTTCGTTCAATGATACTTGCGACTCTTCACCATCGACCTTGATGGTGTAAATCGGCTGATCATTTTCAGATAGCTCGCCTTCCGGTTCATCGGCGTCTTGCTCTTCCACCGCTGAGTCATCGGCTAACTCAACATCCTGCTGTTGCTCTGCCTCTAATGAATCGCTCGAGGGTAGCTCTTCCTGAGAAGAATCCTCTTGCGGTAGCTCATCAGATCCGGTGAGCACTTGGGTGAGCTCGTCTTGGATCTCACCCATAGAGCGTGGGCCGGTGCGTTCAGGTACTTCTGTCGCCACCAGTTCACTCATATCGTTATGTCCTTATCTTTTTCTTGCGTTCTTGATCTACAGCCCAATCGCTTATCAATGTTCGCAAATGCCTCAAAACTTCGTCAAGGCCACGGCATTGATGGTATAAACTTTCCCGTGTTGTAGTCTCATTCAATTCAGTCAAAGACCATTGAGCGATCACGCTCGCTTTAGCGTTCTCGACCGCTTCCAGGAAGACATCATCCTCCAGAATCTCCCGAGCTCGCCTAGCCTTCATCTCTGGTGTCAGGCTCATAAGCCTTCCTTCAGGTTAGCCTTAACAATCTCGAGATCAACATCATTCTGGAATTTCTCTTCAGCTTGAAACTCTCTGATCGCCAAGTCCCCAGCGATCCTAGCCGATTCACGTTCGTCCAGCTGCTGCTGCTTCATCGCGGCCAGCTGCAACTTCTGCATTTCGATCTGAGCTCGGCTCTGGATGTCAGCCATCTGCACCTCAAGCATCTTGTCTTCCATCGACGGCTCAGGTGGCTGCTGTGGAGGTGGCGGCTCGTAGTCGAGCGGTATCGGTTTGAAGAACTGATTAGCGTCCTTGAATCCTGCCACCTCGAGCATCTTTGCTAGTGTATTCCTGAACTGGCCCAACCCGACCAGCGGGTTGTTGGGTCCGAGCTTCTCCAAAATCTCTTTTTGCTGTCCTGCAACATTAGCGAGCACTGCAAGTTTCTCGTCTGTCAGCCCACTACCTAACCCTACGGATGCTTCGCAGTCCATCGTCGCGTCCCACACTCGGGGATCGACAGGCACCCAGGTGTCGCGTAACCGGACAACGCGCTCGCGGTCCTGGTGCGTGATCACCAATTCCAGGATTCCCTTCATCATACGCTTGAAGCCGTTCGCGAACAGTCGAGCCATGAGCTCGAGGTGTTGCTCGGCCCCTTTCACTGTCGCCTGGACAGCTGCCCGGGTAGTCGATTGCAGCACATCCGGGTCAAGCCCTTGTGATGCAGCCGTCTGGCCGGTGCGTGATTCTTTCATCTGATCCAGGTAGGCGACCATCGGAAAAGCGTCCTTACCCAGGAACGGCACAGTGTACGGAGTAACCATCCCAGGCTGTCGCTGCCGGATAATTGCTCCAGGCTCATCGTTCATCACATCGTCCAAATCCACCATCCCGTCTACTACACCCATGCGAGGATAGAGGCTGAACGCCAGACTGTCGAGCATACCGCGAATCGTAGCTGACTTGATTCTCTGTATGTCTTTGGTCAGGTCAGCCAGGTCAGACCCAAAGAAAACGTGCGGCTCCGGATCTGCGTTGAACACGGCGAACGGAATACTTGTAGCCGATTCATTGTTCACCACTTCATAGTTATCGCCTATCGTGCAGATTCTTCTGAGCTCTGCAATACCGTCACCGTCATAATCGATATAGGTCCATGCTTCGACGTACAGAACGCGCCTACGTTCGTAGGCCGATAATGGGCTCCGAGTGTCTGGGTCTGAAGTCCTGGCGATATATTCTTGGCTGTCGATAAACCCAACTTCATCTGTCAGGTGCTCTTCGAGCATCTCTTGGTCATAGCCCAACGCGACAAGCGAGCTCACCGTAGCCATTGTGCGGTGTCCACAAATCTGGCAATCGTCCAGAGAAGTAGCTGCCGCATCTACAAAAAATTCTTCCGGCGGCATTGTTTCAACTTTAACCCGATTCCGCTTTCGGCTCCTCTTAATTTCAACATCATACATTTGCGGAGCCGGCTGACCTTGGGCTGCGAGCTGCATCATCTGCTCTTCGCTGACACCAAGTGCCGGCTTGCCGACTACCGACACAGCTTCAACTCCTTCCTCCTGGAGTATCAGTCCTAGCGATCCCTCGTCCAAGCCTTCAAATGTGTGTGTATTTACTTCTAGCGAATCATCCCACCACCATTTAACGAACCCGCCACGGTTCATCAAAGCGTCCTTGAAGACGCTATAGAAAATCTCAAGGCCATCGTTGTCGGCCTGGAGGATGTAATTCGTATAATCTGTGGCCTGTTCTGCCATAGCCACATCATCTGGGTTCCGGGGAATGAACTCGACCGCCTTGGACGATCCGAAAAAGACGCGCATCATCGAGGGCAGCACCGCCTGGACGGCGTCACGCACATCTCGAGACACTACTTGCGATCTACCAACAACCTCATTGCCGAACGGCTCACCACGGTAGTATTTAGTAGCTTCGGCCCGGATAGGGCTGATCTCGTCATCGATGTACTGAATAGCGTCTTCAATGGCTGAACGAACAGAGCTTTCCAGCTCCTCTTCGGTCATCCCTACGCCGGCCTCAGTTTCGGCCTCATCTATGTATGCCAAAGATGGTACTCCAATCCCCTGCCCCACTGATAACATACCCTTCTAGGTCAAATTCTGTCAAAAACCAAAACACTTAGGGGCACCGGGCTTCCGGGGCAGAGTGGAAGATGATTCCCTGTGGTTATTTAAGCCTCGCCGTGAGATCCCACACCCCACCAGCATAGGCCCCCTAAATTACTCCTGCTAAATTCCGCTTGAGCTTGCCTGTGTGTCTCGAGCTCCTACCACCAATCGCGGTTCCTGCGTCACTGGCAAAGGTCAATACGAATGCGTCAGCTGAGTCTGGTGATGCCACGCCCCGCTTCTTGAGCTCGCCCTTCGATTCGATCTTCACTCGTCCACTCGACGTATAACTATATCGCACAGTAGCGAGCTCGGCCTTCAAGGTTGGATCTCGAGGAAGTCGTACATCTCGACCTTCCAGCCAAGCCTTCGCCTTATACCAGAGCTCAGAGCGAAGGTTCATGTATTGGGTGCCCAGCGCAGGACTCTCAGCGACATTAATCCCATAGGCCGGTAGCCCCAGCTCACGCAGCCGATCAACCACCCCGGCACCTAACCCGATGGAATCGACAAAGATTTCCATCGGTTTCTCATCAGTCGAATCATATTCAGCTTTCACGGCCCCGGTCAGCTGCATGGTGTCCAGGTTACGCCACAGCCGGATCGGCTCAGTGATCGCATTTCCTTTTCGCTTACAGAGTGCTGATGAGTCGGACCCGAATCGTGCTACGTCCACGCCCCATACCGTAGGACCGAATGGCGTAGGCTCAACGTCACGGCTGATCGCTTCGGTGATGAGCTCCTGGGCGATTACCGTATCATCGTCGCCCCGGGGGAACTCACCCAGCACCCGCACTCGATAGACGTTGCTTTCTTCACCGTAACGTACCCGGCACTCTTCGATATAATCTTCAGATACCCGGGCGGTGTCTTCGCAGGACACATGGAACGTCTTCCAACGCTCGCTCAGTTTGTGGAATGTGTCGTAGAAGTAGCCAGAGCTCCTGACCGGGTTACCGGCCAAAACCATAGACGCTCGATGCGCCGACATTGATCCACCGGCAGACTCGTAAACTTGTTCTGGTACTCCGCTGGCTTCGTCGCATATCAATAAAACGCTGTCAGCGTGAACGCCCTGAAGCGCATCTGGCTGTTCAGCCCTCGAAGTCTTCGCAGATATGAAATTGCGTTCAGCGTCTGAGATGAGCTCGATGCGATCCGCTTTGACGTTGAACAGATCTCGGTAGCCGGCTGGTGCTTGTTTGAGCCATGCTTTTGTTTCGGGCAGCAAAGCATCTTGCAGCTGGGCTGAGGTTGGTGCGGTCATCACCACCTTCGCATGGTAATGTGTGGAAATCCACCAAAGAGCCAGCCAGGACAAGCAGCTCGTCTTCCCTACACCGTGACCTGAGCGGATGCTGACACCGCGAGCTCCACCAGCTACCGCCGTCATCACATCGGCTTGCCAGGGATCTGGCTCTGCTTTCAGGATACCTTCCACGAACAATACGGGATCTTCCCGCATCAAGATCAGCTGGTCAGTGTAGCTCATCGCTCTACATAATTTTCTCTATTCTGGGCTCGAACCATGCCAGTGCCCAGCAACCCAGCCAAGCCAGCACTGAGATGTCCACTTTCCATTTGTGACGGATCGAATAGAGCAAACGGCGACCGGATATTTTTCGGTTCAAACACTGCATAATGGATTGCGTCCTCCACCCCTTTCATGCCGCCCCTGGTTGCGCTTGGGCCGAACTGCTCCATTGCATCCACGATGGTGCCATCATAGCCGGCATCCATATACACTCTACGCAGGAATTCACCCGGGCCACCAACTGGTTCATCCATAAACATATCGATTGCATCATAGAGTCCCGAACTCTGGGCAACATCGCCTGACCGCAAAATCCGTTCAAAGTCTTGAGCTGAAATCCCCCCATGATCGATGGCGTGTTCATAGACTGCGTTTGCAATCAGATCTGCATCTACACCAAATTCGCTCGCCACCTGGGTAACCGACTCCATTAAATCTACTAACGGTCCTTCAGCCTCAGTCCATTCATCCAGATCTCTAAGGTATTCCTCATTCCACTCGAAGAACGTGCCACCTTCCCGGGTGTCCACTGGATTTTTCAGTCGCAAGTGAGCTGGAATTGTCGCGCCTTGATGTGGCCCGAAAACGAGAGCTTCGGCTTCCGCTGCTGCTTGAGCTTCATGCGCCGGATTGCCGTAGGCCAAATCATCACGGTTCATAATTTCTTCAACTTTTGCTTGGTAATGATGCTTCACATCTGGTCCTGACACTGAAGCATAATTCCGGGCAACATCATCCGGAGATGTGCTGAAATACATCGACTTACCATGATGGCTTTCGACTTGTCCCATCTTAGGATCGAACTCATCAATCACATGGGTAGTCCCGTGATACACTTGGTCCTTAACCGCACTTGGCTCGACCCATTCATCTCTTCTTGCCAGCCGACTCGCCTCATCCACTGGGAGCTTGTCTGCTCCCCGTTGCACGATCTTTCTCAGTGTAGACCCAGCAACAGCCGGAAGTAGCAGTCCACCAGCAGCCCAACCCATACGACCAAGGTCGCGATCCTGAAAACCAGCGGCCAGATCTGCCACATCGATAGCTTCACCTACGCCTGGCAGAACAGAAGCACCTATAAGCCCAGCTGTTCCGGCCCCGGTTTCCGGCTCAAGTAATCCACGAATACTCTGCCACGCATTTGGTGCGTCCTGAAGTTCCTGCCGGCGTTCCCGTTTTTGGCGATCCCGTTCCGCTAGTTCCTGGGCACGGCGGCGTTCCTCTTGGGACGCATACCAGGGTCCGTTAGTTAAATGAAATGGATTGTGCGACATCGAGCGTCAGCGCATAAAGGGTGCAGATGGCCGGGGTTGCGGTATCATCCGCCTCCCCTCTCTCATATCTTGCCAGTATTTCAGCAGTCCTTCGGCTGTGTCATCATAGCCGCCAGTTATGCCCATGTTTGCGATATTGCCGTATCCTTGATTAGAGAGCCAATTCCCTTCCCTGACCGCTTGCTCAGTTAATCCCTGGAACGTAGATGGGGGCGTTTTCGGGACGGAGATACCGAGGTGTCTACCGCCTTCCCACCTGGCTGCTTGTGCAGCTTGTGCCGTAGGTAGATCGAATCGTTTCGCGGCGTCCAAGTAAGGTCGAGCGAAGTTTTGATAAGTTGGCGCGTTTCTCAGCAAGTCTACGCCACCCTCTGGATTCAAAAAGTAGTCGCTCTGACTAAAGCGGTTCGTGTCGTAAAAGCTAGGGTCTTCTAACACGCCCTTATATCTCGATTCTATCGCTGCGTCGATGAGTTTGGGATCTTGTTGGATAATGTGGTTGATACTTCGTACCTCATGGGCGTCGATTGGCGGCAACCCTCCAGCCAAATCTATGTCGAGGCTTCCTCTTCCCGCTCTTGCGCTGCTATAGGATGGGGTCTTCCATGATCCTGAACCTAGATGTGGACCCGTTAAAGCTGATCGAGGAGACAGCCATCCTTCATCGGCCTGTCTAAGGGCTGTGTTGAAAAAACTACCCATGCCTACCGGGCTACGGAACATATTCGCTGGATAGACATTCTTGAAAATCCTTTGGGCCTCTCCTAGGGGTATATTGTTTTGTCTCGCAAAATTCACAACAGATGTGTACATGAGCTCAGTCGGTACTGGCGATCTTGGAGAGAGCGCACCGCCCATGATGTGAAATTCATCGAACGTCATGCCGGGCGTTCCGTGCATCTGCTCGTACTGACCGCCGGTTTCGTACCATCTATGGGCTCCTGTCTCCATGCCGGCTTCTATCTGCTCATCGATCATCCTCTGTGCGGTAGGATTAACAGCGAACTCTTCACTCAGTACACTTGCCTTCATTTTCGGACCAGCTTGTGGATTCGGCTGATCTGGGTGCGGTGCTCGAGTGCCTTCGATCTTCTTAGCTTTACGCTTAAAGAACTCTATCGATCCAACGAGCTGTTTCAGGGACGCACCGGAAGCGACAGGAATCGCCATGCCAGCAGTAGCCCACAGGGCTCTAGATAGATCTTTGTCCTCGATGGCAGCTATTAGATCAACTGAGTCGATACCAATATCCAAACCAGGTACGAAACTAGCTCCTATGAGAGCTCCTGTTTCACCCAGCCCTTCCGGCTCGACCAATCTCCTGAGCTTACGCCAAAGGCTATCCTCATCCGGCTCTTCTTCTCGGGCTCGAAATGGAGCGTCGGGATCGGGAAGCGATTCGAGTAATCCAGGCTGCTGTTCCGGGTAGGCGTAACCTTCTTTCAGCGGTCCTACCGGCTGTTCGGTTTCGTATTCCATACTGAGCTGGAGCGGCTCACCTTCAGTCGGATACTGATGTGGGACACCCTGAAAGCTGTTCCAGCCGTCTTCAGGTAATTCTTGCGTAGGATCAAAGTGAGGCCGGCCTCGATGCATTACTTGTACCCCTTCCTCTTTGTACGTCCGTGCGAAGACTTACCGACATTCATATTGAGAGCTTTCAAGTGTGCCAATGCCGCAGTTCTCTGTTTATGGACCTTCAGTGTTTTCCATCCGTTTTTGCGTTCGACCTGGACTGTAGCGTCTTTGACGCGATACGGCATCAGTCAGACTTCCTCATTTCTTTCGTAGACCCGGATAGCGTTTATCGATAGCTCTTTTGATTTGTTTTTGTTCGGAGGGCGTTGCGTAATGTAGACGAGATAATGCGTTTCTCGCGTGAGATTTATCGTTGATCGGAAACGCTCGTTTCTCAGGCAACGCGAACGAGCTCGAATGCATCCTATTACGTTTGTTCGTTGTCAGCTTCATACAAGCTCCCGGTTCCATAACTATGCGACAAGTACCACCAGCCCGTCAAACAAATTCTCTCCGTGTATTATTTAGTTCTTTAATAGTTACTTAGTTACTATTGTCGGGAACCCCTGTCTTGAAAGGTGTCTAGATGGGTGTCTAGATCTCCCGGCAATAGACCCAAGATGTCGCATCAGTACAGGCTTAACGCTCGATGCGAGGTGTCTTGAAGGGTGTCTTGAAGGGTGTCTTGAAGGGGTGTCCGCAACTCTAGCCATCTAAGCCTAGCGTTTTGAGCTGCGTTTTAGTCAGAGTTACGCCCTGGTCCCGGAGCCAGTCCTGGACCGATTCAGCTGTCAACGAGCTCTCTCCGTCAGCTATGGACCGCAGAGCAGCAAACGTAGTCTCGAGTAGCCTACGATGTGGATCACCAACCGGATAAAACCGGACTCGGCCCTGTATCCTGTCAGCTAGATCTAAAACATCCGTTCCGTTGGCTGTCATTTTTTTCTCCTAAATTTTTTGGGAAATAATGTGTGTCGAGCAACTCAAAATCACCGGCCCTCTTTGTTTTTAGGGGGGGTCTTTTTTCCTGAAAAGTGTCCTATTTTGATGACAAGTTCGTATAATATCCATTATGTTACCTTGGACCGAATCCCTAAGTCTATGCAACACAACGACTTACTGACTTCATGCATAAACCGTCAATGTTATCGTTACCTATCCGTGGACAATTATCCATCGATCTTGCATAAAACCCAAACCGGAACCCAGTCCGGGTTCCTGAACTGGTTTGGTCGTACGGTTCTAGTTCCACGGACCTAAACCCATGTGGCACAACAACTTACGAGCCCGTTCACGGGCACATGCGAGTGTTCGGGGTTGGTGGGCGGGAGTTGGCTCTAGAACCCATTGTCATACCTAGCCTTTAGATCCCTGAACACCTTCACTCCAACCTGGAGCAGCTGACGTTCTTCGGCATCGAGCTTATCGCCATCGAGTGCAGCTCCTGCATACCTCATCCAATCATTCTCCCATAGCACGTTGAACTGGTTTACATCAGCTACATCAAACCACACAGTTGCATGAGTTGATCCTAGCCAGACAATAGCGTCGAGGTGTTCTTTTAGACTAGGTGCGGTTGTCATCTTGGCTCCGTGCATATGCATATCTCTTACAGCTCTGAGCACCACAGCCAACGCCAGGTATCGAGTCCCACTCACTACTCACCAACCACCTCGAACTCAACCTCTTCGGCTTCCACCTCCAGCTCTGCCAGCTTGGCCTTCTCGGCTCGCTCTTTAGCCATCACCTCGACCTCCTTCAACGAGCTCAGGAACTCGTCACTGATTTGGATACCAATCGCAGCTACCAGCTCAGGCTTGCCGAACTGGTTCCTGTTGAACTTCTCAGCTAACCACTTCCGCATATCAGCTCTAAGCCTGGCGACTTGGACATTGTCCTCATCAGCTGAGTCTACAATTTCGAGAGCTTCTTCAGCCCACTGGTTCGCTCGTATCTCCTGGACCGACTGCCACTTACTCCACCGTTCGGCAGTCTCCTTCAGCCATTCATAAAACACGCCGTGCGACATCGTACCCACTTCCTTCGGCATCGACTTCAGTAGCTTACGCACTGAGCCGTACTTCAGGTACAGCGCAAAGACCTCATCCTCTCCGTACCTTGAAAGTTTGCGGCCTATAGACCGGGTAAGTTTTTTTCCTGGCATAGCGTTTCTTCTCCTGTTCCCATGACGGCCAAGACTCAATGATGTCTCCTAGCTTGGCACTGAGTGTTTCCTTACTGAGCAGTTCACCTTCACTATTGAAACGTAACGGATCGTCAGCCGGCAACCTCGGAGTCGAGTCCAGCTCCTCGATAGCTCGCGCCAAGTCACGCTTCCATTCAGCTGCATGATCGGTACACCTTTCGAGTGGCAGCATCGATACCCCGGCCAACACCCGCATCACATAGTTAACGTCTGCCATTAGCCTTCCAGGTCGAGTGAGTTCTGACTGCAGCGTTGAGCTGCGAGCTCGCAGTATTTCTCTTCAATCTCGATGCCGATTGCCTTCTTCCCCAAATTCTTAGCAGCCAACAGGGTCGATCCACTCCCAGCGAACGGGTCCAGCACCACCTCACAACGCAGCTTCTGCACCAGCCCCTGCATCAAATCGACCGGCTTCGCAGTCGGATGAGCACTCGATGCAGCTGCATTGCTGCCCCGCTCATATGGTGTGCCTACCCTCGACTTGATGACATCGCTCCCGCC